TGTAAACAATAAATGGAGCACCTTTATCTGGATGCACTTCAACTTGCCCATTCTCTTTTTCCACAGTCTTAATAATTCTTCGGGTACGTAACTTCTTAATTAGCCAGAAGAGCCCGCCACCTACTGCGCCTGCAACTTCGATACCGTTATTAGTTAAATCAAGGAATTGGGCAATTTGGTCAATGCTGTAGCCAGCAACAAACAAAGACTTGAATTGTTCCGGCAAGGTCTGAATCAAAGCCAAGACAATTTCAAACGATCCTTTTTGAAAATCTGCCTTTACCCTGACATCTATAGAAGAATTATCATTATTCAATAGTCGATTGGCTTGATTGACCAGTGAACTCATTGAAATCAGAACTTCGCCTAGTGTCTTAGCATCCATAGAGCCATTATCAACACTAGGTCCACAATAAGCAATGCAAATCTTTGTGCTCTTTTCCATACGGATACTCCAAAACATTTTCATACCCCTACAAGAAACAGACAACCATCACTAGCAGCCTGTTTCTTTTGTCGCGCAATTTTCACAATACTATTATATTACTTTTCCTCAGGGCTTTTCGGGCCTTCTTTCTGCCACATGGCTTCCAATAGCTCTACACATCGATAGGCAGACTTCCTTGTATAATCCTTCCCATAATGCAGCCGTTCCGCCACTACGCCCCACGGCACGCGATAGAGATAGTGTTCCTGCACAGCGATCTTTCCCGGACCATCAGGCACCTTCTCCATGAGCTGATACAATTCCGCCCGATGCCGCATGACACGTTCCAGCTGACGGGCAATCTGTTCATTGATTCGCTCCCGTTCCCTCTCGATATTAAGCAGCACATCAGCCAGATCGCCCTGCTTCCCGCCGGATACTTTGTCTTTATCGTATCGGATCGCCTTTACACCGGCATTGTCCGCTATAATCATGTCCTTCTGCCTGCGGGACGTCTCCAGCATCCCAATCTCCCTATACACCTGTCGAAGCAAATCCAATACTCTCACTGATGCCCTCCTATGTCGATGTCAATAGAACGCCAAAATGAAGCAGCGGTAAAGCCGCTACTTCATCCTGTACTCAATCCATCCCCGATACAGCTTGCAGATCGCCCCACAGCCACCACGTGGCTCTGTTGCCTTTTGTGGTGGCTGTTACTGCCGCTGGCTGCGCAGATTCCCGAAGAAATCTCTAACCTCTTCCTCCGTCATCCTTGTTTCTCCTTCTTCTCGCGCCGGTGGGTCTCCTGCCAATACCGCTTCTGGCAGCCTATGCTGCAGTACTTCTGCCTTGCGGTGCTCGGCTGAAACAAGTGACCACACTCAACGCAGAGCTTTGGCTTGTATATCTTCCCACAAAGTGCCTGCCTTTTTTCGTATTTTCGCTGAAGCGCGCGTTTCTTCTTTTCTGCCATGTCACTTGCCTCGTAGTACTTCAAGAGGATGACCGCTTCCGGATAGCCGTCTGCCTCCCACCCGCGGTCAGAAAGCTGCCGCGCGCGCGTCCAGAAGGCAGCGCTTGCCATCCATTCAAGGTCGAAATGCTCCCGCTCGCTGGGCATGATCCCGAGATGCCCGCGGGCGTCGCTCTCGATCACCATGAAAAGGTAACCCTTTGTAAGCATGCCCGGTCTCAGGGTATCCTTCGCCAGCAGGAGCTCGGTCACTCTGGCTCCCTTGCGGAAATAGAGGATCATCCTTTGGTCGCCTCTTTTCTTTCTGACGTCAGTGAGCCACCGTGGTGCTTAAACCGCACGCCGGCTTCCTCGAATAAACACTGCCTCAGCTCCGTCGGCGTTACAAACCCTTTCTCTACTGTGTCGTAAAGTTCGAGGCACATCTCTGCAAACCGTTCTTCCCGTCCGTCTTTCTTCCTGAGCTCGCCGAAGTGATCATGGATGACCATGACCGGAATTGCGATCAGTTCTTCGAATAGCCTTGATACAGCTTCATTTTTTGCATGTGCCGCTAATTTTTCTGCTTCTTGCTTGACTGCCTGCGAGCACAAGTCTTTTAGATACTCCGGCTTGACCGTGAGTGTAGCGTTTTTATTCTTTTGACGCTCGATCTTCCTGCGCACCTGTCTGCTGAGCAGGGATCCGGTTGTGTCTATCATGCTTAGCCCCTCCTTGTTAATAACATCCGTTTGCATTATCCATCGGGATGACGTGCACCTGCAGCCCCGCGGGACGGGTTGTGTCTGCATAAACTTTTTTGCACTGAGTCAGAACTACTTGCTTATCGTCCTCATAGGCGATGCCGTTCAGTCCGTCGAGTACGACTTTCAAGATGTTGTCAATGTCCGGCTTCCCCGGCGGAAGTTTCCCCGCCAGCGCCTCTGCCTTCTTTGCCCGCGGCCATGACTTCGGGATCGGAAAGACCGCCTCGATCACGACCATCACAGCCCCCTCGAAACAGGACCCGTGCTGTGCTTCATAGGCCTCCGCGATCTGCCGTTCATAAGACTTTGTTCGGCCCGGCGTGTAGACAGTCCCGCTTCGCGAAGAGAACCGCGGCCTTGCTTTACCCTGCACCTTACCCGGCACGAAGAAATATACCATGCTCATCGCTTCCTCCTGAGTAACCATTCGAAGGTAAGAAGGATGGCGGCAGTTGCCACCAGCGAGCCCGTCAGCACACCAATAAAGAACCACACCGTACTGCTCATGAGATTCTCTCCTCCTTTTTCAGCCTTTCCGCTTCCCGCGCTGCCATAGCATCCACCTCTGTCTTTAAGACCATCAGGTCGCGCACCACGCTCCGCTGGTCGTCCTGCAGGTCAGCGACAGCCAGCCAAAGATCCCCGATCTTCCCGAAAAGGAAAGCAATCGTCGCCAGCAGCACCATCCCGACGATGCAGACGAAGAGCAGGACTTCCCACTCAGTCATGAGACCCCTCCATGTATCTATTCAACACCTCTCTCATACGGATGACGCAGTGAGGGCATTCATCAAAGAAGAGCCACTTATTCATTTTCTTACACATCATCTCGAGCATCTGCCCCAATTCATTTTTTGAATAGCTGAACACTGTCAGCTTTACAGCTTTCACTCGATCCGTACTGGACAAGTCCGCGTAGATATGCAGATGTCCATCTAAGTCCTTGTCGATATAGATTTCTTTCGGGTCCGTGACAATAGCCCCGTCTTCTGTCTGAATAATAATCATGATTTCTCCACTGTATAACCGTGAAACTCCATCCAATACTGATTGACTTCTCTCATTTTCATCAAAGCCTCTGCCTCGCTCTTGCAGAGGAAGTCTTTGTTCATCCATTTATCATCCTTCTCAATGTAGCGATGCATTTGCAGCAATACTTTTTTCTTCGGCGTCCGCCCCGTCCGGTCCGTATAGCTCCGGATCGTCAGCTCGATGCGGTCAGCGCCCTTCACAAGATGGCTTCGCATGACTTACCTCCCTTTACCCTTTCTCGAAATTTTTTTCATCGGCTGCTAACCTAATCTTCGCCTCTCTGATTGGGTTCCTTAGTTCACTTCCGTCGTTAGGCCTCCAGAGATGGAGACAATGCTTGCTTAGGTTGATGTACTCCGACTTCTTCGGATGAAATTCCACGCACTCTTCCTCCGGTTCAAAGAAGAGATTCTTGATTTCGCACATTTCATCCCATGTAGGGGTCCTGGTGTGATGGTAAGGTGTCACGCTCACATGGTCCCACCCTCCTCCGTTGGTAGCAATTACATTAAACCAGCGGTAGGATGACTTGAGACGGATGCGAAATACCCCGTTGTAGCGTTCATCTTCCCCGTAGAAAGAAATGGATAACAGCTGCACTTTCTCCAGTCTATATTTGTTTAATTGGGTCAAATCTTTCATTCTTCTTTCCCCTTTCCTCAGAATGGAAAGTCTTCAAACTCTTTTTCCGGTGAGTGAAGGGGTGGAAGGGGTGGGTGTGTATGTTAAGGAACACCCACCCTTACACCCCCATTCACCGCGTGAGATTAAACTAGGACATTCTATCTATATTTCTATATAGAGTTGTCCACGTTTATGTCCTAC